CCGACAAACTCCTGGGGCGTGTACACGCCCACCGGTCAGCCGACCTTGGATACCGCGCTGGCCGCGGCCAGCGAGCCGTCGATCGCGACCGCGCCGCCGACGTCGAGCGTCAACGAGAAGTCGAAGAACGCAGTGCCGAACCAGTACTGGCCAGGCGTGCCGACAACGTCCGGGTACAGGTAGAACTTGCGCGCGACACCGTCGACGGCCGCGGTGTACGTCTGTGCGGTTGCGTTGTCGTAGAAACCAGAGAACGTCGCCTGGTAGTCGGGCAGTCCGGTGACGTACGTCTTGGTGATGTCACCGAACGCGGTGACCTCGAACTTGTCAGTGGTCTGCTTGGCGTTCGTCTTGGTGAGGAACGCTACCGGTTCGGCAGTCCCTGACGAGGCGATGCCCATGTAGAGACGTCCGTTGCGACCAGCAATGCGAGCCATGTGTCAATCCCTTTCCGTGTGTTGCAACAACCATCGGGCGTTTGCCACGAAGGTTCGACTAGCGATCACTTCCCGAGCCTGCGCGGCAACTAGCTCGCGGCTGGCTTCATGCGCCAACCACCAATCCAACAACTCCCGCACCTCGCCGGGTTCGGTGAACGTCGGCAGCATCGGGAACAGTTGGTCACCCTCCGGTCGCGGATCGCGGAGGAAGAAACACTGACAGGCGGCTAGCTCGACCTCGCGCGGGCCAATCGACCAGCCCTCGGAACGAGCCAACCCCAGCCTGTCGTCGAACCGCATGGGCAGTTTCAGGTCGCGGTATCCGTCGTGCCCGTACTCGCGGCGATACAAGTTGAGACTTGTGCGCGTCGACCGGTAGAGGTCGGCGGTCTCAGCGTTGTCCATGCACCAGTCGCGACGGTGCGCCACCAGCGGCGCCAACGGTGACGACTCGTCCAGCGCCGACCAGCTCCCGCCGAGGATGACGTCCAACCCGTCGAGGTCGACCGCCTCGAAGAACTCGCGGCGCGACGGGAACCCGGTGCCGACAAACGCGAAGTCGCACACCATCTCCGGCACCGCCTTGCCGGGGTGGTGACGCTCCGGGTCGTAGGCGTGTGGCACGTAGTAGGTCTCCGGTTGCACAGCCCGGAACGCTTCCAGGTTGGTCGGGTCGTTGAGCAACGCCAGGTCGACGTGCTGCGCGTACTCCAGCTGCCGGTCGTCCTCGTACGGCGACTCGGTGAACACGCCGACCACGAAGTGCCCGCGCGAGCGGATGAGATCCACCAGCTCGACCGCGACGAAGAATCCGCTGACGATGACCACCACATCGGGCCAGAACTCGTAGCAGGCGGCCAGCACACCTTTGCCTGCCAGCGCGTACGCCGCCGGGCGTGAGAACGCGAACCGCAGGTCACCCTCGCCGTTGTCGATCTGCGCGGAACAGTAGAAGTCGAGCCGGTCGTCGAAGTTGAAGTCTCCGACCGTGCAGCCGAGTTCGGTCAGTCCGCGCACCCACCCGCGCGACACGTCCTGCACGGAGAATGACGGACCGGGCCGGACGATCAAGACGCGCATGGTTCCCCTTAGCGGTAGGCGACGGCGTGGACCATGAACGTGCAACCCAGGTAACGGATGTTCTGGATCTCGTGCGTGCCGTACTCGAACATCTTGGTCACCACCAACACTTGCACGGTGGACGGCATCGCCACCTCGACGACCCCGCGCACTGACGTCGCGCTCGACGACGCGCAGAACCCGTCCAGCTGCTGCTGTGCCTTCCGGTCGGTGTTGGTCGACACCAGCAAGGTGACCGGGAAGTCGTAGACGTCACTCATGGTGTCGTCGTCGTAGTTGATCTCCGGGCCGCCGACAATCGCCATCGGCACCGTGATCAGGTCGGGGAAGAACGCGCTGGTGTACAGCCCCGGGATGGTGTCGAGGATGGCGGCCAGCTCGGCGCGGATGGCGCTGACGTCGCTCATGCGATCAACACCCGCTTCGACACGCGCACGAACGGGTTGAGCAACCGGGTCGCGTCGGGGTCATCACGTTGCGACACGCGGATGGCACCGAGGTCCTGGTAGCCGCCCAGGATGCCGTCCGGCGAGTCCTTGCGTCGGAACAGTCTGGCCGCCACCAGCAACGCCGCCTCGAACACTGCGTCCGGCACCGCCGCCCAACCCCAGGCGGCAGTCACTTGCACCTGCGGCCGGTATCCCCAGACTGGGAACCGGCGGTGTGTCGTGGCGTGAATCTGATACCAGGGCCACACCACCTCGTCGTTCGGGTTGGAGTTGTCGAGGAAGAAGTCACCCGCCAGCCAGGTGAAGCTGTACACCCCGCTGTCGCCCTCGTCCGTCTTGACCACGATGTTGGTGCTGTCCCAGATGTCATGCACGTCGACGTGGCGTTGGTTCTGCGCGTAGAACACGCGCGAGGTCTCCTGCCCGACTGCCACCTTCTCGAACGACCGGCCGGTGGTGTGCACGACCGCGCTGATGGCGGCGGCGACGGCGGTGCTCAGGTTGGTGTCGTCGGTGGCGTCGGTGTGCCCGATGCCGAGGTGATCCTTCAGGTTGTTGACCGTGATGATCGGCATGCGTCTCCTTACGCGGCGAGGAATGTGGTGACAGCGGTGGCGACGAGCAACCCGGTGCCAACCCAGGTGATCGTCCACCGACCCGAGGGCCCGGTGAGCGTGAAGTCGACGTGGTAGACGCCGGTCGAGTCCTTCACGATGGTGGCCGGGTAGGTGTACGACACCAGCCCGGTGCCGGGCGGGTCGATGGTCACCGCGATGGTCGACGGGTCGGTGTTGACCGGCGGCACTGCGGTGGTGGCGAACGTGACCGTGCTGCGCACCTGGTCACCGACGTCGAACAGCATGAACGGCTCCTACACGAAGATGGTGGCGAGCCCATTGCAGCGCTCGTCGTTCTGCCAGGTCAGGTCGTGCAGGTCGCAGTACTCGCTGATGGCGCGCTTGACCGGGTACGGGTACTCGTCCTCCGGCGCCAGCTGCGGGTGCTCGACCTCGGTGTCATGCAACAGAATCAGGCCACCGTTGCGCACCCGACGCCCGTAGTCGCGCAACTCGGCCCGGGTGTGGTCGTAGGTGTGGGAGGTGTCGATGAACACGATGTCGACGTCCTCCGGCAGCTGCGCCAGCGTCTGCGGGTCGCGGTCGTCACCCTGCACGAAGTGCCAGTGCGCCGGGTGCCCGAAGTCGATGGTGCTGGGCTCCAGGTCGACCGACCACTGCTCGCCCTGGTCCTGCAGCGCGTACAGCCAGGCCACGGTCGACACCCCGGAACGCACCCCGAGTTCAATCACCCGCAGCGCGCCCAGGTCGTGCGCGATCGACACGAACGTGGGCAGGTGGTCGATGATGTCGCTGCCGACCAGCAGGTACTCCTCGTACCGCTGCTTGATGTTCACCGTGCTCATCCGTGCCTCCCCGACGCCTCATACGACAACCACTCGTTGCTCCAGATGCCGCCCGGCAACGCGGTCGGGCGTAGCTGGTGATGGCGCAACACCATCGGCTCCGAGACTTGGTCCTGGAACGACCACCGCTGACACTCACGCAACCTGTGCTCGCCGAACGACCGGACGCTGCCGGTGTGCCTGCGCACGATGACCCCGCCGGACCACAAGCCCCAGTGCTCGGGGATGCCGAGGGCGCGGTAGTGCGCGACCTGCAGCACGATCGGCTCGCTGATGTACTTGCCCATCTCCATCGAGGCGGCGGCTTCCTCGTACAGGTCGTCACGCCACGGGTGCTCCCACTGCGCGATCGGGTCCGCGTACGGCATGACCTCTTCGACGAACGACGGCGAGCTGACCCGGAACGACGCGTCCAACCAGATGGACTCGTGCGAGTCGGTGTACCGCCACGGGCACATCTTGGCGCGCTTGGCAGCGCGGTTCGGGTGCTCGTTCGGGTGCGGCTCGTAGATGACGCGCCAGTAGGGGCTGGTCAGGTTCGGGTCGTCGGTGACGCAGACCGGGTCGACTGCCACCGACTGGAACTCGATCGGCTTCAGCGTGTCGTAATCGCCGTACACCGCGGTCACCAACGCCACCATCATCGTCGCAC